CGCAACGCGGCGAGGGTGCCACTCAAAGCAACGAGGGGCCAGTGCGACCCCTTGCGCCAGTTGGTGCCGTCGACCTTGCGCTCCACCTGGAACTGGATCGTCTCCGTCGAGTTGGTGGCCGCGAACCCTGTGGTCGCCAGCGCCAAGTCGAAGAAGATTTCCACATCCCGCATGTGCTGCCCCGCCGCGAGCGCGAGGGTTAGCAGGACGCCGCTGGTCGTATAGACCGCAGCCGAGACGTCGATGTCAGTCGTTCCCGTGAGGGTCCGAATCAGTCCGCGTTGGACCTCGCGTGTGTTTGCGCTCATGGGTGATTGCTCCTTGGTCGCTTACGCGGTGGACTTGGTGACGTAGACGCCTTGATCCCGCGCACCCACGGAAAAATCGTACGCGACGCGGGCCTGATAGCCTATGCGGGCGTCGAGGAAGGACTGCGCGGCGCCGGGGTTGCTGCCGGGCATGACGAGGACTTCGGGGCGCAGCTTCCACTTGCGGAGGAACTGCTTCTTGAAGTTGCCGAGTGCCCACGTGGTGGTGCTGAGGTCGTCGATCTTGCTCGAGGAAAGGATCCGGTAGGGGACCGGGCCTTCCGAGCCGTAAAATGCCTTTTGATTCCAGACGCCCGGCTCGAGGACGCTGTTCTTGATCTGCCAGGCCGTCTGCCAGAGGGCGTCGGGCACGAGCAGGGTCAACTCGCTGCCGAACACGTTGATGCGCTCGCCGCGGCTGTTCTTCATGGCGGCCAGCTTCACGCGAGCCTTTTCGAGGTCGGTGCTGTCCACGAGCGCGTTGCTTGTGAGCAGGTTGCCGTTGGTGACGCGACCCTGGACCGCGTTGGTCGCGACGTAGAGAGCCGAGGCCCCCGAGTCAGGGCGGAAGACCCAGGGCTCGGCGCCCGCGGCACCGTCCACGTCGAACACGGCTCGGAGGGACACCTTTTCGATCTGCTCGGCCATCCACTCACCGAGGGCGTCGATCCGCGAGACGATCCCGGCCAGGTCGCTCTCTTCGAAGAGCTCCTGGGTGAGGACGATCCGCGCACCGTTGCGCTTGTGGTGAATCGCGTAACGCTCCTCAGACGCGCCCATGAGCGGGAAGGGCTTGCCTTCTGCGACGTTGTCTCGGAGGGGGTCGATCAGGTGAACGACGCCCGCGAAGTGGGTGATCTTCTTGGCGTCGTCGAACTCGGTGACCAACTCCTCGGAGATCGTGGGGACGGCCAGATAGGCGTCGTTGATTCCCGCGATGGTGAGGTTGCTGGTTAGAGCCTGAAAAGCGGAGGTGTCAACCGACCGCTGGTTCGTGGCGTCGAAGGCGGGCACGACCACGTCGGCGAGCGCGTCTTGCAGCGCCTTGACGTTGCGGACTTGCTGCCAGCGAAGCGGGGCGTCCTCGCGGTTGACGAGGTCGTCGATCTTGGTGGCGAAGCCCTTGGGCTCTGCCTCCGCGGAAGCCCGGAGGCTGTTCGCGTCCATCGAGTGGTGGCCAACTTGGATGCCCGCATTTCGGACGTGTTGCTTGCTCATGGGTGTTTGTCCTTGTGTCCTACTAAGCGGTCTGGAAAGCGCCCCAGGGGGAGTTTGAAGGTTGAACGGTGAAGAGCACGTGGCTCTGCGACTTGATCGTGACACCCATGTCCGGGCCGGCGTCCTTGGTGACGTTGCCCTGGAGCGCGGGGTAGTGGTCCTGGCCGACCGCGTTGCCAATGATGTTCGACCCGGCGCTGACCGTGACGGCCTTGCTGGACGACCAGTAGAGCGCGGTGCCTTCGGCGGTTGCGCCAGCGGCAGCGAGCGGCATGGAGAACACGTCGCCGGGGCGAGGGACGATGATCTTGTAGTAGCCCGTGCGGTCGCCGGACGCAATGTCCTGGTAGGCGAACGCCATGGGATCCGACGCGGCGGTCATGTCGTAGTCGGAGTCCATGGGGACCCACTCGGTGTTCGTGTTGGCCGTGCGCTCGAGGAGCTCACCCTTTTCGATGGCGACGCCAGTGGCGAACAGGCCCTTACGGACGAGTGGTCCCAGGGAACCATCGGGATCGATGAGGAGGTTGCCGACGTAAGTGAATTGGAAAGCGGCCATGGCTGGCTCCTATCGTCCGGTGAGGTTGGTCAGAAGGTCCCCGGACGCCAAAGGGCTGGGGGCTGGTTCAGTTGGTTCGGGCGTGGGGTCGGGGGTGCCGACCGGCTTGTGGGTCAGGGCGCGCTCGTCGAGGAGGGCGCGGCGGGAGGCGTCGAAGGACGCTTCGGGGTCCGCGAGCAGGTAGCCTTCGAGGAACTCGATGAGGCTCGGGGGGCAAATCGCCCGGATCTCGTCGTGGCGGGCGACGCGCTCGGCGGTGCGGGCGACCGTGTCAGCGATCTCGCGCTGGAGGCGCTCGGCGTCGATCGTGGCGTCGAGGGCATCGGTGAGGGTGATGTCGTCGGCGGGGAGTTCGAGTGTGAGCCCCTCAAGTTCGGGGGGCGTCTCGCCGCGGATCTCGTCCGCGGGTGCTTCGCTGCGGGTCTCGCCTTCCGGGGTGGTGGGCGCGGTCTTGTCGTCGGTGCTGGAGGTCTCGGGGTACTTCATAAAGGCCCTCTCGTAGAAATCGCGTCGCAGGGCGTCCTCGTCCGCGGGGATCGGGACGACGGAAATCTCGTGGAGCGCGGACTTGTTGAGCACGACGCCGGGGCCGCGGATCTCGTCGTCACCCGTGCCGTCGACCTCGCCATCCTTGAGTTTGCGTGCGTGAGCGGGGTCAACCGAGAAGCCAATCGAGACGGCGTTCAGGATCCCACCGCGCACCTTCTGGTAGATGCGCTCGGACTTTTCGTCGGTCGCGAACTGGATCGCGGTAATCAGGCGGGCACCTTCCTTGCGGACAGTGGCCCTACCGATTACGTCGTCACAACTACCTCTTGAGTGCCCGTCGAGGATGACGGGGTTCTTTCTGAAGCGGGTGAGATCCATCCCGGAGATGCGCAGATACTCGGGGCCTTCCCGTGTCTGGATGGGGGCGCCGGAGCTCGCCACGAACTCGACGATGCGCTCGCTCTCGTGGAGGGCGCGGTCGGCGTCGGAGGTAAACATTTGGCGATGTAGTATCATGCGTCTCCCTAAGGTTTAACACCTATCGGGTCCAAGTCACCCTGTTGCTTCCCAGCACTGGGATAAGGTGCCGGCGCGGGGTTGATTTAGTAGTAGCCCTCGAGCATGAGCAGCGTGAGGATGAGTGCTTCCTCGTCATCCAGCTCGCGCTTCGTCTTCTTGCGCGGCCCGGGCTTCTCCGGCATCAACCCGAGAGCTCGACCGCCGCGGCCCCCGCTCGGGGTCGTGACCGCGGCAGGGCACGACCAGCCAAACGTCCCCACGCACGTCGATTTGCTCGAGGTCGTCGACCCCCAGCCGAATGTACCGACGCTGAGGGACGAGGCAGCCACTAGGCGAGGGAGGCTCGATACGCAACAGCCTCAGCGTTGGTGTGCATTTTGACAATCACGCCCCCTCCGTCGCGCTCCAGGGCGACGTCGGTGAGTTGGGTCTCAAGGGCACCGTCGGCCGCTGGGTTCTGTCGGACTATGCCGGCCCGCACGCGGTCTCCAACGCTGTGGACGCCGCCGGCTCCGGTGAGCTTCTGCTCGGTCCGGGCCACGAGGTTCCGATACTCGGCTGCTTTTTGAGCGAACTTGTCCGCTACCTCGATATGGTCGTCGAGGTAGGCTGCGTCGGCTGCGTTGATGTTGACGGTAGCCATGCTACTTACCTACCCAGCCGGTATTGCCGGTTCCTGTTTCCTTGACGTATAGCGCGGTGCCTGCACCGCCATCCGTGCGGCTGAACATAGACCCAATGGGAGCGGTTACGACACCCTCGGGGGTGCCCGTGCCTGACGACCACGATGGTCCACTGTTGAGCACAACCTTTCCACTCGCCGGAATCAGCACCAGGTCCCCGCTGCCGGTCTCAATGCGAGCGTCGGCGCCACCCGCAGTAGCGGTGAGTTTCAGCCACTCGTCGGTGGCTACCGTGCTGAGGGTGCTGCTGTGGACTATGAGAGAGTGGTCGTTCTCCGTGTGCCCGAAGTTTGCACCCGTCCAACTGTTTGCCGATTTAAGAGTCTTGGGACCAAAGAGCCAATGCCCCCCAGCAGTGGAACTCGCGCTGAACTGTAGGTGGTCCTGCCCATCGGTGTTCCAGCCTACCCATGCATCTGAGGACGTAGCACTCCCACCGAACGACGCCCAGTTGCCATCAGGGATATGCCGGTGGCCAAGCAGGCTAACGTAGTTCCCGACGTCGTTGATAATTATGCTTGCGCCGGACGGGTTCCCGATCTGAAGTTCGTCGTTCGCGGGGTCGGACGACTGGATCGTCACCCCCTGCGCGTCAACGCCGAATTGGATACCGGCTGCCGCGTCGGAGGCCCAGCCAAATTTGAACGTGTCGGCGCCGCTGGTCGCTGGCACTTGGAACAGGGCCTGGTTAGCTGTGCCCAGGTCAACTGTCAGGGCCGTTCCGCTTGTGCCGCCCGTGACTGTGAATTTGTCGGTCGCGGCTTCGTCTAGCGTGATCTCCCGTTCGTTGAGTCGAGGCAGACGTAAGCCGCATCGGCCGTCGTGTCAATCCACTCGGAAGCAACGGAATACCCGGCCGCTGCGTCGTCATTGACGCCGGGAGCGACTGAGGCAGCCAGGTTGCTCTTGTGGGCCGTGTAGGTTCCAGCGGCCGTCTTGCGCATGATCCCCTCAGCGGGAGAGAAATCAGCGTCCATGACGGCGGTTGCCGCGGCTACGTTCGTGGCGTCGGTGACGTCGGCACCAGCCTCTATGCCAGAGAGTTTCGACGTTGCCGCTTCAAGCGCGGTGATCTGGGCAGCAGTGGCGACGCCCTTCTGCGCGTTGG